TAATCCCACCTCTGCCGCATGGAGGTCGAGCCATTCACCGTATGCCCACATGGGGTGCATGAGCTTGATGGTTTCCATTAGCTCAAATTCGAGCAGCTCTGCCTTCTCGTTGGCGGTCGGCTTGGTGAAATCCCAAGGAAAACCGCCCTGTGTGTCGTCGATGTCGTCCGGCAGCATATCCATCATCCTTTTGTGGATTGTTTCGCTGTCTTGGCCCTCCATCCATGCCGGTGGTACAAAATCCGGTCTTGCCATGTTCTCACCTCCTTACGTTGTGTAGTGGGCTGCGAGGCGTATCTCCTCCCAGTCTTTGCCCTTCACCGTGAATTCGACCTTCAGCTCAGCCGGGGTGTGTGTGAATTCAAAGTTCCGGACGTACTCTGTCGCTTTGTTTACCATGAGTGCTTCCGTGATGGTGCGCTCCATGGCCGACTTTACGGCTTCGACGTCTGCCTGTGCCATAGCTTCTCTCGTTTCCGTGCCGATGTCGCTGTTGTATGCAAGATGCGCCATTCGCTCCGTCATCACGGTTTTGAGACACCATTGCGCGTATGCCTCGCGTCCTTCCGCGACGGCCAGCTTCCCGGCTCCGTCTCTCCGAAAGTCGCCAATGCTGAAATCAAAGTAAACGCTGCCTTTGTACTTTTGTTCTTCTACCGGGGTATCGGTTACGAGGTCCGGGACATCGAAGACGGGAAAAAGCTGTTTTGTCTGTTCCATTTTCGAGCCCTCCTTAAATCGACGCGGCAGGGAGAATGATGTCAACCACTACCGCTTCGTTCTGTACCCATGCCACGAGGACGCGGTCGCCCGGTTTCAGCTTCCGCATCTTCTCCGGTATGAGTACGTTATGGGTATGTGCGCCCTCATTTGTGTGGCTGTGAGCGCCTGTGCCGCTGTCCTGTGCGTGTTCTCCGCTGGGGCCGTGTGAATGTAAGCCGTCGGTCGCTGTCGTCGTCAGAACGGCTCCTACGGCCCCGAGCGTGAGCTGTCTGCAGACGGTATAATCCGTTTTTGGGATTGGTATTGGATATGTGTTCGTGAGCAGGCTCATGTCGCTCTGAATGGCGCCGAAGTCAAGCAGCAGCGGTGATGCGCCGCATGCCTTCATTCGCTCTTGGAGGATCTGTCCGAGCTTGCTCACTCCGGGATTTCCGTTTCCGCTCATTTCGTGTCCTCCTTATACTTTTTTCAAATAAGCGACGTTGGTCCATGTGTTGATGCCTGCCACAGAGCTGCCGCCGCTCTTTTTCTGCTTCTTGCCGAGTAGCATGCATTTCACTCCGCCCTTTGTGACCTCTTTTCCTCCGGATGTCGTCTGGGTTATGGTGTGATAGTAGTCCGACTTTACCCAGTCAGGGATGCGGGCGCCTCCGGGGTAGTAGTTACCTGCCGCGCTGATGATCTCGACAAGGTCGCCGACCTTCAGGTCTGCTGCAGGTGCGGTCTGTGTCGAGCTGGCCGCCGGTGTTGAGGTCTTTGCCGCTTCCGGTTCCTTCAGGTCCATTGACATGGTGCCGCTGCTTGCGTTGTGTCGGATTGCCTTCACGATGTAGTATCCGTTCAGCGTTCCGGCCTGAATATGTACCATGTCTCCCTTGCGGATCATCGGAACGTCAGGCGCGTTTACGCTCATGAGGCGGTCCGGCTTTCCGTCGGTGTTGATGATGTCCTGCGCTGCAGCTTTGGCCGTGGCCAGCGTGTCGTCCTCGTCTCTGACGTAGATCTGCTGTCTGATTCCGTATTGTGTCTGGCCGTCTACGATGGCCTCTACAGCCTGCTTGCCTTCGCTGTCTTCCTTGCCGACCACCTTCACTCTGGTCACGAGGTTTGTTATGCTTGTCAGGTCCCTTGCCAGCTCGACGTTTTTGTCTTCTGTAAAGTGGTATATGGTCGTGTTGCTGCCTTCCGGCAGAACGTTGACCTTGCCTTTGGCGCTCCGGACGAAGCATGCCGCTGCGCCTTTTTTCTTGGCATCATCGAGCAGCTGAAGAATAATGTCGCTCAGGTACTCCGCCTTGAATAGCGTCTTTGCGTGCGCCACATCCGGGCCTTTGTACTCGCCGATCGGGATTCCCCAGTCGGCGAAAATTGAGGTTATTGCTGATTTTGTTCCTGTGCCTGCACTATAGTACCGGTTGTCTTGGCTCGACTGCAGGTTGATCAGCTCGTCGTATGCTGTAATGGCTATGATGTTCCCGCTGCTGCTGAATTGGGGGTCCCATTCGACGATTGTGCCGCGTGCGACTTCGTCTTTTCCGGTTCCCCAATCCGCAATTACCGCGATAAGGCATCCGGGCTTTGCGAGGCTCGATAAAAGCTGCCCGTTGTACTTGGCATTCGCTATGGTGAAGGAAGTCCGAAGCGCCAGCTCCGCTTCGCCTTCTTCCCATCCGAGGTCCTCTGTTGCTCCTGTGATATCTATCTCTTTTCCGGCTTCGGTAACGAGCAGCAGCTGGTATTTGAGTTTTGCTATGTCTATCATTCCTGCTCGCCTCCTAACTCGGAAGTGATAAAACTTGGCCGGGGCGAATGAGAGAAGGGTTGCTTCCTATGGTGGCCTTGTTCGCGTTGTAAATCTCCATGTACTTGCTTCCGTTCCCCAGATATTTCTGTGCGATCGCCCACAGGCTGTCTCCCGACTTCACGGTGTATGTGCTTGGCTGCGGTGCCGCTGGCCGGGTGTTGCTGCTCACGTTGTTGTTGGTGGGGGATTTCGGCTGCAGCCCGAGCTCGTTCACGGTATAGATCATCATGTCCTTTGCCTCGACAAATGTGATGTTGTACTCGTAGTCTCCGGAGCCTCCTGCCGCCTCTGCGGTATAGGCGTCCAGATATACGTCGTGATTGATGACCGTTTCCGTTACCATCAGCTTCAGGCGCGTTCCGTTCTTCCTCCAGCTCTCGAACGTGCTTATAATTTCGTTGGGTGCTTTCCAATGCTGCCGCTTGATGTAGCTCGCATTCTTCCGTTTGGCGCCGGGGAGTATCGCATTGCTCCAGCTTATCTCTGTGAGCTTTTGTCCTTTCGGGATTTTGATATCCCCGGCGTTTATGATGTCATATGTCTGAAACTTCCCGGAAGCCTTGAGCTTTACGGATTGCGGGAGCATCGACAGCGCCACTCTGGTTCCGCTCTTGATATCGGTGATGTAAATGTCCATCGTGCTCCTCCTTTACGCTCTTACTGGCATGTTGGCGAATATCCGGGCGAGACGCTCTGCGAGCTCGTCTCCGATGTCGTCTGCCATGCTGCGGATATAAGTCTTTAGCACGGAGAGGATGCGCTCGTCGTCGCCGGTGTCGCTGGTGCCTATTGTGATCTCCGGGTTCGCGGAAACCTCCACCTTGATGGTGACGCCTCCGCCGCTGCTTCCTGCAGCTACTGGTATGTCGCTGTCGTCGGCCTTGATGCCGCCAACAATACCGCCGTTTGCATATGGCCGCACGCCCAGAAGCTCGCCTGTCTCTCTCCACAGGTCAATGCCTCGGGTCCTCTTGCTTGGCGACAATGGTATGATGCTCTCCGCGCCCGCTTCAGCCACGATTCCCATGTGGGGTTTGGTCATGATTCCGCCGTATGCATGTGGCTGCACTCCTGTTGCCGCGCTATAACCTGCGCTGTATGATCCGGTAATCTGTCCCCATAAGCTGCTGAAAAAGCTCGGGATTGTGTCCGTGAAAAAGCTCTTTATGCTTCCCCATATGCCTGACGCCAATGTTGGGAGCGTCTGGGTAAAAAATCCGGTTATCGAGTTCCACAGGTCGGTGAAAAACTGCGGTATGGTTTGGGTGAAAAACGGTAGGATGTTGTTGTTCCATACGTTCGTTGCCCACGTCGGAAGGGTGGAAGTGAAGAATGTTGATATGCCGGTCCAGAGCCCTCCAAAAAACGCCGGGATGTCTTGCGTAAAGAACGGGACTATATTGTTGTTCCACGTGCTCGTTGCCCATGTCGGGAGCGTTGATGTGAAAAACGTCTTGATCCCGCTCCAAATCCCGGAGAAGAATGCCGGGATATCCTGCGTGAAAAATGGAACGATGTTATTGTTCCAAACGCCTATCGCCCATGTTGGTAGGGTAGAAGTGAAGAAGGTCTTTATTCCTCCCCACAGGTTTCCGAAGAATGCCGGGACGTCCTGCGTGAAGAAGATTTCCGCTTTACCGACTGCGTAGCCTATGGCGTATGGGACCGTCTCTGTGAAAAAGTTTCCGACTCCC